CACCCAACTCAGGGTAAGTTAATTGTCAAGGTACAAAACGGCTATGAGATGGATGAGCTGCATAATGTATCAGCTCAATCACCAACAAATGGTCAAACATTAGTTTATAATACAACAACTAGTTTATGGGAAAAGAATACTGTATCCTTAACTGCAGGTGTTAACGGTACACTACCAGTAGCTAATGGTGGTACTGGTGTTACTACTTCTACAGGTACTGGTTCAGTTGTTCTAAATGATAGCCCTACTTTAGTAACCCCTGCTTTGGGTACACCATCAGCATTAGTTGGTACTAATATTACTGGTACAGCTTCTGCATTGAACATTGGTGGAAACGCTGCTACTGCAACTAACGTAGCATACTCAGGTTTAACTGGTACTGTTCCCACATGGAATCAAAACACTACAGGTACTGCTTCTAATGTAACAGGCATTGTAGCTATTGCTAATGGTGGTACAGGTGCATCAACGGTATCCGTTGCTCAAACAAACTTACAAGTAGACCCTTCAGGAACCGCCATAGCAATGGCAATAGCATTAGGATAATAATATGGCAACAAATACTTTTAAAAATTTTAAGAGCAAAAACGTAGGTACGTCCCCAGCGACTGTATACACATGTCCCTCTTCAACTCAAACTACTATCATTGGTTTTTCGGTAGCTAATACTTCAGCCTCTCCAATCACTTGTGATGCATACATTACTTCCGGTGCAGTTAATTATTACCTAATTAAATCAGCAGTTGTTCCTGTTGGTGGCTCATTAGTTATTGTTGGTGGTGATCAGAAGACTGTTCTTGAGGCAGCTGATGCTCTCTTAGTTGTAACTTCTGCTGCAACATCTGCTGATGCTATCTGTTCTCTATTGGAAATTGCACCATGAGTTACATAGGCTCTACACCAACCACCCAGAGCTTCGTCGCTGGGACGGACTACTTTAACGGTACGGGGTCGCAGGTTGCCTTCACGCTCAGTCGGTCGGTCAACTCGGTCAATGACATTGAAGTCATCGTCAACAATGTCGAGCAGATTCCCAGCGGCTACTTGGTGTCAGGTACAACGCTCACGTTCTCAGCAGCCCCATCGTCAGGCACGAGCAATGTGTATGTGCGGTATCTCAGCACCACCAACCTGAGTCTGGCTATCCCTGCGGGTACTTCGGCTTCGTTTAACACCGTGACGGCTACGACACTGGCTGCGACCAACTTGTCCTACACAGGAACCCTGACAGGCGGCACAGGGGTGGTAAACATCGGCTCTGGTCAGGTGTACAAGGATGCATCGGGGAATGTGGGGATTGGGACGAGTTCGATGACAAGGTTTTTTAACCTGTACGACACTACAACCAATGCTCAGACAGCGTATTTCAAAAGCACCCAAGCATCAGGCGGTGCTGGGTTTGTTGCATACAACAACGGCGGTGAGGCTGCGACTTTCCAGATTAATGGCTCGTCAAACACTTCTTACGCTGGCGCTAATTCCGTCAACATCGGGTCTATTACCAACAACGTGGTTGGGTTTATCACCAACAACACAGAACGCGCCCGCATCGACTCCAGCGGCAACTTGCTGGTGGGGACTACGAGTGCTTTAGCTCAAGCAGGAAGAGCAACATTTGTTGGAACTGGAAATGGTTTAGTTACACAAGTAGCAAATGGGCAAACAGCATATCAATCTACAAACACAAGTGGAACGAGTGCTTACTATGCCGCTATATGGGGCAACAATGGGAATTCATTTTCTACTTGCGGAACAATACAAGTAAGCGGTTCAAATACTTCTTACAACACATCATCGGATTACCGCCTAAAAGAAGATGTGCAACCTATGACGGGTGCATTGGCAAAAGTAGCAAGACTAAAACCAGTAACCTATAAGTGGAAGTCTGATGGCACAGACAGCGAAGGATTTATTGCCCATGAGTTAGCAGAAATATGTCCACACGCAGTTTCTGGTGAAAAAGATGCGCTTAAAGAAGATGGCTCAATCATGCCCCAAGGCATCGACACCAGCTTCCTTGTGGCTACGCTTGCAGCGGCTATTCAGGAGCAGCAGACGCTTGTGTAGTGGCAATACCTGCTTGAGTAGTTGCTGTTGAAGCAGAAGTGCTTGCAGAAGATTCAGAAGCTGCAGCATTAGAAGCGCTAACCAAAGCAGCAGATGCTTGTGTAGTTGCAATACCCGCTTGGGTAGTAGCAGTAGCCGCCTGTGTAGTAGCAATACCTGCTTGTGTAGTTGCGGTAGTTGCAGCTGTGGTAGCAACACCAGCTTGGGTAGTTGCAGTAGTTGCAGCTGTAGTTGCAACACCAGCTTGGGTAGTTGCAGTTGATGCAGCAGCAGTAGCAATACCAGCTTGTGTAGTTGCTGTAGCAGCACTTGCAGCAGCGGCAATAGCATCTGCATCTGCATCAGTAGCACTCGTAGAAGCAGAGGTAGCGCTTGCAGCAGCGGCAGCAGCACTTAACGCAGCTTCAGCAGCTTTTTGTGCAGCTATCTGTTCATAAGATACTGAAGTTGCTACATCTAAGTTATCATATTGGCCACCGCCAGAGATATTACCAGTAACTCCTGGTTTTTGTTCGTAAGCCATAATACCTCCTTTAGATTAGACCATTTGTGTTAAAATTAACTTGGACGTTACCGCCAGAAGCTCTACGCCATTTTTCTTCTTTATTAAGTGAAAATAGATTATCATTAAACTTAGTTTGATAGCGTTGTTCCATCTTATCATCAAAGAGGTAAGCACCTAAGTTATATAGTCCACCCCAAATAAGTAGTCGTTCATTCTGGTCTCTTAGCCAGTTAGATACTTCATTACCAGTGTACATTTTAGTTACTACAGGTGTTGCATACGCTTCGGCTTCAGCATATGTTGCAAAGCATTGAGTAGCACCACCAAGCAGTGTACTGAAATAAAGATTAGTACCACCAGAGACAACTAAGCTTAAATAAGGTTGTTGTTCATCTGTTAAACCTATTACATAATTAATAGGAACCACATTGTATGTGGCGTTTAATGATGGTAACCGTTTGTAATAATGAATCTCCACAATAGCCCCTACAGCTAACTGTGGGTGAATAAAGATTTTATTATCTTGCCACATCCAGTTATATACAGAATATTTTTCACTGTATAAGTCAAAGAAGGTACGGCTATCAGTAACTTCATTAAACACTTTACTTACATTACTTGGGAATGTAGAGTAGGATGTACCAGTATTCTCTTGAGCAATAGTACGAATATATACGAACTGTGTAAGATCTTCAGGAATATAGAATGAAGTAAAGGCATTACCATAAGGTAATCCTGCGCTATTCTCACCTGAGTTATCATCAGCAGTAACTACGTACCTTGTTGTTTCTTCTAGTGGTGGGATACGTAGTACTCGATAGCTTTCATCAGCAGAGTATTTTAAGCAATCCTGAATGACGCTGTCGGGAATAGTGTTTACTTCTGGTTTATTAGACCAGTCTCTTACTTTAGCGACAAGAGCATCGAATTTAGGGGTTGCCATATTTTATTCCTTATAATGCTTTCACATTACTTGTTTTAAGTAATGGATAATCTGATTCAATAATTTGTTTTAGTTTTCGTAATTGTGCAGGATCACCCATAAATTCAGGGGCGTGTACGTCAATATGATACTTAGTTAAAATGTCAATAGCTACAATATCAGGGATAATAGCAAAGGAACGATATGTCCGGCCATTTCTAGATAGTGAGTCTGCTTCTCTTTGTTGTGCAGCATAATCTTTATATGCTCCAACATTCTGTTCTAGTTTAAAGTTTGTCTCATCTGTGGCAACTTTAAAACTATTTTTATTATCTTCTTGTGATAGAAAGCCCATGTGTCCTCTTTATTTAGTTCTTTAATGCTGCCATGAAAGCACCGTCAACAGTATAGCAACCGTATTCGTATAAAGCATTTGCTCCGGTATAAGCAGCCACTACATCAGTAGTAACAGTTAGACCATCAGTATATACAGCACCAGTAATTTTACCACGAATAACGTTAGGAGCGCGGTAATCACTACCCGCATCTAGCGTATCAGCTGCAGTTGCGATAGACACAACATAATTATCAGGGATATATTTCTTGGTACCGTTAGTTGCGGTAATTCTTAGAAATTCCATTATATTTCCTTTCGAAATAAAAAGGGACAGGATTTCTCCCATCCCTTTTATTAGGTATTATTTACCGATTAAGCGCCTGATAGACCGAAGATCATACCAGCACCCTTTGGATTACGGCACTCTAGGGTACCCTCTTCAACGATCTGGCCGATGATAGAGTCACCAAGCTGACCGAGGTCAACTTCTTGTAGAGGACGTAGTGATGCGTAGCTGAACCACATTGGATCATATAGGAACGCAGCAAAGTTAGCAGCTTGGTCTAGACCTGAAACGCTGGTATTAGAGATGCCCATAACGTAGTTAGGAACAACCATAATATCACCGAAGTCAGACATGTAAATCTCAACTGACTGGCGTAGTTTGCCGTCAGCATCGATGTTACGGCGAACGTTAGAGTCGCCAGTAGAGCCAGTAACTGAACCAGCGCTCTGAGCTTTAGCAGAGAACACACGGCGGTTAGCAGGGGATAGCATTAGCTTAGTAGCCTTACCACCGTTTTCGTAGATAGCTTGCATAACAGTATCAATGTGTGATAGCTGTAGTGAAACTTTATCTGCGGAAGTAACAGTAGTGAACGTACCAGCAATACCGCCGCCTGGATTAGTAGGAGCAGTGTACTCTGAAGGAGTAGCTAGAACGTTTAGTGCAGTAGCAGGAGTCGTGGTAGCTGCGGTGTAGTTGACCCATGAAGGGTAACCACCGAAGGTACGGGTACCTGAACCATTGCTTGACTTCCAGTTGACTAAGTCGAACTCAACGTCACGGCGAAGTTCGGTACCACGCTTTTTGAGCTGATATGCGTATTCGTCAGCAACACCAGCTTGGTCAACAGCGCGTTTAGTACCAGTGACGGTAACGGTCTTGCTGTTAATTTGGGTGTAGTTACCTAGACGAGTACGGAAAGGTTCTGCACCTTGAGCACTGTTCTGGGTAGAGTAAGACACACCTTCAGCAACTGCTTGAGAAGCAGGAGGAGAAAGTTCGTCAGTTTGCCACTCGTGAAACACGGCAGTAGCTTTGGTTTTACCGATAGAACTCATGAAAGGAGTCTCATCGCGTGAAATCATAGAAATGAAATTCGCGAGGTCTTCTCTCTCACCAGAGTTTACGGCGTTACCAGTGGCAGATGCGCCACGGGCGGCGGCCTTAGGGCCACCTGCATTGAATGTATTACCAGCCATTTTTTATTTTCCTTTTAGTAAGTTTGGAATTATAGTTTTTTGCTTACTGAAGAAATACGTTTTAGAAAATCGAGTTGGTCTTGATTAGAGCCTTGACCCGCCAGAACTTTACTGCGGTTATTGTTTACGTTTTCACGCTCTCTTTGTGAAGTAGGAGTTCCCTTTTTAGTGGGTACCGACTTAACAGTGGGAGCTGCTTTACGCTTAACTTCACCAGTATCTTTAGCTGTCTTTAGTTTACGGTAGTCGTTAACAAATTTAACTACTTCCGGACTATAAATGTTTGATAGCACCTCTTCAGGGATACCTTCTTTAAGAGCAAACTCTCGAACAGACTTGGCAACTTTATCTGAATATCCTGGAATCAAATCTACGATTCTTTCCTGGTACTCGCTCAGTAACACTTGTTGTTGTTCTTGTTGTTGAATTTGAATCTTTTCTACGACAGCTTTAGTTTGCTCTTCGCGTTTGTTACGAGCCTTCCAATACTTTTCTTGAATAGCTTCCCGCTGTTCTTTAAATTCCCGTGCGGCGTACGTATCACCTTCTTCACGGGCTTTCTCGATTTCAGCAGATAGCTTATGGTATTGAGTTGACAGTTCTCCTTCTACAGCAGTAAGCTCTTCATGGATAACTTGTCCGAGGGTAACAACCTCTTTAAGCTTTTCAGTTCGTTCTGTTTCTAATTGTTTCTTTAGTTCGCCTAGTTCGCGCCCCTTTTGAGATAGATGTTTGTCGGTAGAATAACCCTTACGGATTTCTTCTAAGGATACATACTCAGTCTTGCCGTCAACAGTGACGGGTACTTGGTACTCCCAATCAATATCCTCTTCGGAAGGTAAATCAGTATTTTGGGTAGACGTATCATCCGCAACTTTTTCTTCTTCTTCTGAATCTTTTGATTCTTCTTCATCTAGGTCGTTATCAGTGTCCGCATCGGTCTCTTGGGCTTCTTCTTCTTCTTCTGCCGATGGTTCTTCTGGACTTGGCGCGTTATCGTCTTCTTCTGGTAGAGATTCCTTAAGCCCCAGCAGTTTTGCTGCAGGACTATTTCTTAGAATGTCATCAAGACTTTTTACTTCCAAGTCATTACTACTTGATCCGTCATCGAAACTCGTGCTGCTAACTTCAGAAGCAGGAGTGTTGGTAGAGAGATGTGATAGATTCATATATTCTTATGCCTTTGTGTCTATTATTTGGCTTCAACGGCTAACTTCTTAGCGGCTTTAGCAGTCTTCATTTTTTCGGCAAATGAAATATCGGTTGATGGAGCTTTTACTACTGGGGTAGGTTTAACGGATAATGGCAGGGTTTCCGCATTATCTAGTTTGTCAACTACGTCAATTGCATTCTGTAGGTTTACTAACAGAGGTGCATAGCGTTGTGCCAGACCTGTACCACCAGACTCACCCGTACGGATAAGCTCACCAATAATTTCTTCCCGTGCTCTGACGAGTACTTGCTTTGTTTTGATATATTTACTCATTGTCTTTATTACCTTCTTGTCCCTCTTGGACGTCTTTGTTTTGTTGAGCCATGAACTTGACGTTATTACCGTACATCTCAATGCCAACTAGTTTTTCTTTAACACTACCAAGGGCCATAGCCGTATGATATAAGTATTCTCTCTCTTTACTGCAATGTGGTTCTGTAGAGAGCCATGTCACAAATAAGTCTGCCAGAATTTCACCGTATGCATCACCGAAGAACTGTTCTCGTTCTCGTTGTACAAACTGTGCTCGGCCTAAAGCAATTTGGGCATCACGGAAAGGTTCTACTTTGTATTCACCTGTCTCATGATTCATCTTTGGCTTAATCTTCTTTTCAAAGCCAACGCGATATTTTTCCATTTATTTATTTCTATGAAGAACCCTCCCGCATCCTTTCGGAAGGGGAAGGCCGTGTTAATTACATTTGTGGTTGTTCGCCAGCTGCAGGAGTACCCTGTACTTGTGGCATAGGAGCGCCACCTTGTGGGCGGGTTGCATCCATTTGTAGGTCTGAATCGATTACTTGTTTGGCAATCTTTAATAGCTGTGTGATGTCAGGCTGTTTAGGTAGTTCAACACCTTCTTTAGCAGCAGCAATATGAAGCTTAGCCCATTCTTGATAAGACTTATCTAAGGCAACCATAAGTTGTTTAGTGTTATCTTGCATGGCATTCTTAGCTTGAATATTAGTTAAGTCAAGAGTAGCTTGTTGTTGTGCTAAGTTAAGTTGTTTGGCTTGTTCCTCTAACGCTTTTTGTTTGGCAGCAGCATCCATCTCATCTTTTCTGGACTTCATAGCTTGCTCTTTAAAGTCAGGAGAAGTGTAGTCTACTAGATAATCTAGCGGATCTAAGTCCATTGCTTCAAGAGTTTTACAGGCAATCTTAACAGCAGCTTCTGGATTGACAGCGCCACCAGCACCCGCAGCTTGTAGAGCAGGTAATAGTTGCTGACCGATCATTGTCATCTTCTTGATGATATTGTTGTTACTGTTTTCACCGACATCAACGTCAATATACAAGAGCATATTATCAGGTAGTGTACCTGGGTCTACTTGCTTGAAGAGGTTATTTTGATCAAAGTACTTGGTAGTTTTACCACGAAGCTTTGTTCGCATGGTTTTATAGATGCCTTCAGTAAGGCGTTTAAAACCAGTTTCAGCAAACCTACGAGCCATAAATTGAATACGTACTTGAGCAGCAGACATAGCCTGTTGCATCTTAGCTTCACTGTTACCGGATACATATAGTGTATCGTTCAAACCTTGAGCTGCTTTACCCATACCTGTAGCTTGTTCTTTGTGAACTTGGAGTAGTTCAAGAAGGGGTACAGTACCCGCACTGATAGTGTCAGGAGTCAGAGCAGCAACAGCAGACTGTGGATTACCGTTTGTGGCAATAATCTGTTTAGGCTTCATGTTCTGGAGAGCACTGAAGTCAACAACGTTAGGGTCAGCCAGCTTAGGTGAGTAGTTAGTTAGGTATACGTTCTCTACGAAACCCCGTAGTACAGCAGTAGTAGCCATAGTAGAAGGACGAACCATATCAGCGACTGATAGCCCAAAGAATTCGTGAGGAACTTCGAAGGGGCATAGTGTAGCTAGAGGGATTGATTCGCAATCTTCTTCTAGTAGAATCGTTGATCCTGCAATAATGAAGTGTTTTAGTTCGGCAATACCATCGCCATCACGGTCAACTCTCAGCCAGCATTCAATAACAGTAATTTGTCTGTTAGCTTCTGATGGGAATAATTCCCGTGAATTCCCGCCAAGCCAGTACTCTTCACCGACTAAACGCTTTCGAGCAGCTTGCTCTTCGGTGTACTTAGTAGCCCAATCATAGCTACCATCTCCGATTGCGTCCCAGTCAATGTTCTCTGCGATATCAGGGAAAAACTTTCTGACTTCAGAACGAGTCATATCAATCTGAATACCCACGAATGATTTTTCATCGATAGTGTCACCATCACGGGTAACTCGGAAACATTCAGGGTGTACGTTCTTAATCAGGATACGTGTTTTGTTATGCTTCTTTTTAAGGCGAACATTCTTGTATACCATGTTGTATACTGAGTTACCTTGTTCATCGGTAGCTGTTTCTTGTTCATATTGAAGCTCACCAATAATTTCTGTATCAGCATCAGCTAATAGGGTATCAAGGTTAGTTTGTTCAATAGAGTCATACTCTTCAAATGAGTAATCATAGTCCTCAATAAACTCCCAGCGAACAATACTATTTTTCCAGAGTAGAGCAGACTTAACCCATGTGTTAAGAATTTCCCAACCAGGATTCTGTTTAAAAATAGCGTAGTTGACAAGATCAGAAGCTACTTTAGCCTCATGATAATCTTTGGGAGTTGTTCCTGCGGGAATAAATCTGGCAAGCTTATTGTTGTTAAACATAAGTTCAGCTAGGATAGCTGTGTAACCCTCAACTGCCTCTACTGTATCAGAAGAAACAATCTGGGATACACCCTGTGGTGTCAGGTGGAATTGCGGCATCATGCCGTATTCGTATGTAGCCTTCTGTCGCTCACGAGCTAAGTCAGAGCTGTTCAAGAAGTCACCAACAGAGTTCATTACACCCTGCTCAATCATAGCTAGGAGTTCATTATCTCCTACCGGATCTTTATACCTGTCTGTAAATCTTACAGGAATAACTGTATTATTGGCCATTGTTAACCTTTCTTGGTTAGTTCATTCAATCAATCAAAGTCAACAATGACTTGTTATATATCTTCTGGTCGTCCACCCGCCAGTCGCCCCGAGCTAAGACACAAGGGACTAATTATTGTCCTCGGATTGGTAGCGTACGACCGCTTTTATCGCCAATCTTTTCTTTTGGATTCACTTGTTTAACAGGAGCAGAAGGTTTAATAAACTTCTTGATGTCCTGTGTCTCTTTTTTATCATTGTAAAATACTGTCATTATAACCATGTACTTTCTGCTTGTTGGTATGCCCCTGACTTCTGTGCAAAGGATACGTTAGTTGTTGTTAATCTGTCACCGTGAGTCCTGATTACTTCAAGAGCAATAGCTAAGGCAATAACTGTGTCATCATTATGACCTACGATAGCATTAGTCTTCCCTGAGTCATCAGCAACATAATTCATTAGTTCACCGATAACGATTCTTGAGGGAATCCAGATCTCGTCTTGTTCAATAGCATTTTTAAGGAAACCAATGATAGCCGGTTTAGATGCTGAGGTTGTCCTCCATCCAATACGGTTACCCTCTTCCTTGGATACATTAGACATCTTAGTCTGATAGTACATGTTTGTGTACTTCATCTGTGTTAGTCTATTTAATGTTGCAATACCCATAGAGTTAGACTCTACTGCTAACAAAGCATTATTGTAGTATCTGCCTAAGTAAAACAAGAGGTCACCAAACTGAGAGGGATCAATAGTATTATTCCGGTATACGGCACATACTTCCCTTCTTGAGTTCATAACAACAGCAGAGGAATAGTCTTTACCTACACCTAACGCTACATCAGCTCCAACAACAAAGGCATCCTCAAAGGTAGGATATCTGAAAATCTCAATAGAACCCCTTGGGGCATCCTCCATCATAGAAGACTCAAAGTTGAATTCTCTCTTTGCTAAGATAGGTTGTGGTACTAGTTGACTTAGTTTCTCCAAGTTAAATACATTAGAGCCTGAGATAATAAAGGCTTCTTCTGAGGTAGAAGGATACTCCTGACGGAATTTATCCAGACCACCCTCAGCAACTTTCAGTCTTCTCCAGTATAGTTGTTCATCCTCTAAGTTAAACCTTGTGACAAGAATCTCTTCTTCAGGAGTCCTGTCAAAGATAGTACCTTCAGAGATCTTTCTCCGATACTCTTTCATCAGGAACCAAGGTACGAAGATCGGGATATATTCGTTCTCTCCGTTTACTGCACCCATCCATAGTCTGTGGAATTCATTACCCACACCATTAGCAGTACTCTCAAGAATAACTTCGGTACCATCTGCCTGAGAGATACCCTGAAATAAACCAGCAAGAATCTTCTCATCATGAGTCCAGAAGGCTACCTCTGATAAGTGAGCAATAGTCGGTGTAGTTCCCCTACCCGCTTCAGGAGCACCCGCAGTATACAGTCTATACCCTGAGTCATTATGTTCAAACATAATTTCTTTGGCATTAGACTTCTTTTTAGAAATATATTCGGAGTGACAATAAGATACCATATAAAATGACAATGCACAGCAAAGCCACGCGATAGATTCACTAAGGTCGTGCCTCCACAATGCAAGCGCAAAATTTACGACCGCTACGATAGTTATTAAAATCAGGGTTGTTTTCATGATAGTTTGTTTTTATTTGTCTTTATAATATAGATTAGAAAGCACGAAGCCGAAAACCAGCCAACAGAAGCAGATGGGTTTTGCCTGTATATGGCGATTACTAAATTTAGTACACACGCCACAAACGCAATTATATTGAATGCTTTCATGTCTGCATTAAGGCATTTATTAATAATTCGTCTTTAAGGGTTCTCCTCCGTTCGTCTCTCTACTTCTTTATAAGAGAGGAGTTAGATAGTTGCAATAGTTCCGTAAACTCATCAGGGGTTTTGCATAATTTTAGGCGTATTTGTTTTAGTTTTTTAGCTGTTAGGGCGGGCTTTGTTTTTACTTTCATGCGGACAAATATAGGTTGTATTTTGTGTATTTTTACATTGAGTTATGCACAAATGTGTAACTATGTCATTTTCAGCCAATAGACTAAAGTTATACACAAATGTGTATTTAGTAATAAACTATTTTATGTTTGTCCCGTTAAATAACCACAAACTCCGGCCAATGCTTAACCCCATAACCCTTAAAAACTTCAAAGCCATGTACGAAAGCGAAAACGATTACCTGAACCATGAGATTGCAATGCACAACCCTGATGAGGATGATGAGGAGTTGGAAGAAGATTCCGAAATGGAGGATTTGATTGACCCTGATAACGAAAACTAAAACCAACCAATATGCTATACATCAAAACAGGAGAACAGGTTTTATCTGTAGTTGAAATGCTGACGCAAGAGGATAGCCTTTTAGCCGACAAAAGAGCAAGGCTACAATTCCTTACAAACGTCCGACAATTTAACGGAGCCTATCAGGAATTGCTTAACGAGATTGAACAGATACAAGGCCGTGTAGACAACTACAAAAGAATCTTAGCAGCACATCAGGAAACCGTAGGAAACAACGGGGATACTTACCTGAACAAAGTAGCCGGAGTATGAACATCGTATTTAACCCACAAGACGAAGCCTGGATTAAAAGAAAAATCCGTGAGGAGTTTGACACTCCCAAAGAGTTTCATAACACGGATGAATACTTCCAACTGATTGAAATGGCAAAGCGTTTAGGCTTTACCGAACTATCAAAAGACATGACACAAGACCTTCCCTATACTCCGTCCTTTAACCCTTACCAATAAAACACACTATGAAAAACAAACAAACATTTAAATCAAACTGTTTC